TAAATGGTATTACATATTTTACAGAGCTTGTTAAAGAGCATTTTGAAATTGTTAAATGTTTTGATGGATGTAAATGTGATATAGCATTTAGACCATTAAATATAACTGATGATATTTGGTGTGGTATTCAGGTTAAAACAACTATACTTTGTAAAAGTGAATATCCTTTTCATTTAGACAAATGTTATGAAAACCTAATTATTTTATGTATTTGTAATGTTGATAAAGAAATATGGGCTATCCCTTATGAAAATATTAAAGACATTAAAAAAATTACTATTGGATTAAAGAGGTCTAAATACAATATATATGAATTAACAAATGAAAATATTATAAGTAAATTAAACGAATTGTATAATAATACTAATAAATTTGATTTTGAAACATTAGATACACCATCTAATATATATCAAAAAAGAGAAAAAGAATATAGAAGGTATAGAGAAAAAATATTAAATTTTATTAAGTTTGATGATAACATAATGGAAGGGTTAGTTTATGATTTTAAGATTGGTAATAAAAAAGTACAAGAGAAAGTAGGTGGTCTTCATAAAAAGGGAAAAAAATCTTATCATTTCTGTTTATTTAAAAACGATGGTTTATTTGAAAAAAAAAGAAGATTTACACAATATAAATTAGGCGATAATGATATATATTGGCTTAATTGTGAAGGTAAAAAATACTTTTATGTAATTCCTGAAAAAATATTAATAGAATTTAATTATATTGGTGGTGAGAATAAAAGAGTATTATTTTGTAATCCTTTATTAATTGGATCTTGGTATAATGAATATTTATTTGATTATGAAAATATTGATAAGGAAAAACTACTTAAACTTATTGAATAAAGTTTAACTAAATAAAAATAATATGTCGCTCCGGGTGAGGCTCGAACTCACAACCTACAGTTTAACAGACTGTTGAACTACCAATTGTTCTACCGAAGCTATACTTACAAGGGCTTTTCACCCTACCTATACAACACAATTAACCCTTATATACTTTTATGTACTTAAAGACCCTATTAGTAAAATAAAAATGACATAACCAATCCAGTCAATCTCCAATCATATAATGGCTAATAAAATATTTAAACTAGTCAAAAGACTTAATAATATAATAAAAACAAAGATTGAACAGAGACGTATTAAAAATGAAAAAAAACAAGATAGAATATACAGAAATAAGGAATATATAGAATTATATAATAATCCTCATAGAATGGCTTATAATGTTGTAGGTGGAACAGGAGGAAGATAATGAATATAAAAAAATATTGATACAATAATTGAAATGTCTAAAAATAATTTCCAATATCCAAAATATGTCATAATATTACATATTATAATATAATATTAATATTTATATATATTTATAATAAATTAATAACAACTGGTAAATTTCTTTTTCCATTAAATCCCAAATTATAAGAAAATTGTGATGTTTGATTAAACATATAATGAAAAAGAACACCAATACCAATTGATGTTATGAATAAAAATACCAGAGATACTAAATACATAACAATAGTCCTTTCTTCAATTTCTTTTTTGCTAATATTAATAGGATTATTCCACATATATAAATGGATAAAGAAAACAATAACTAAAGTACCTATAAAGTCATAAGCAGAAAGCCCAAAAATTCTATATTTTTTAGAAGCAAAATCATCAAGTATTATTGAAAATATATTAGCCATTTTATTTAATTTTTTCTTATATATATTGTAATAAGATAAAAATAAATATGGAAAAATATCTTAAAAAAATAAAACATATAAAATCTCTTGATAAATGGTTAAAAAACCCATCATATAACCCGTTAACAAAACAAAATGATATTATATTATCTTTAAAAGAAGATTCTAATTATGTAATGTTATATAATAAGGCTTTTCAATTATTAAGAAAGAATGGTAAAAAAACTCATAATATTTTAAAAAAATTGCCAAAAAACCATTTATTATTTAATAATAAAGTAGATTATTTATATGTTTATTATAATTTAGATAACGATAAATTTCCATATGAAGGTAAGGATAAAAAATATCTATTATATAAAAATTATGTTAAAGCAAATAAAAATAAAAATATAAATGAAAATATTATATTTGATAAAATTTCTTATATTATAGATTATAAAAATATAGAACCTAATAAATATGAAGAAGAAATAATTAACGAATGTTATAATTATATGGTTTCTTGTGTTGATTATTTTATTAAATTAATAAGATATAATATTTTTAGCAACTATACATTAGAAAAATTAGAAGAAGAATATAAAATTAAAGGTATTGAAAAGATGAAAGAAATAAAAAATATTGTTAATTTTTTTAATTTAATAAAATACAATTATGGAAATAATAAATATAATTTTAATGATGATTTATATGAAAATGATTTTAATAATACAACTATTGAAGAAGCCATTCTTATAGCAGTTGATGTTTTTAAAATAATTGATTATACTAATAATGGAAAAGATGTAATAGAAATAATTACTGAAAGTAAATTAAAAATAATAGAAGATCCTTTAATAAAATTATTATCTAAAAAAGAATTTAAAAATATTGATATTGCTAATTTAGAATTACCTAGTCAAAATATGACAAATAAACAATATACAAGATTAACAAAAGAATATACCAGATTGTCAAAAAATTTTAATAAAAGTAAATCAATTTTATTATCACAATCTAAATCGCCTCCTAAAAGACCAATATTGGAAATGCCAAATAAAACAAAACTACTTATAGGAATTCATAAAATACCTAAACAAAATTATACAGATAATGAATATAAAAATATGATAACAAATTATGAAAAAAATAAACATATTATAGATTTATATAAAGAACTTATAAATACTGGATTTTTAGATTTAAAATCAAAAGCATCATCGTCCAAATCCATGGCTTCTTCTAAATCATTATCTAAATCCATATCATCATCTAATTCTAATTCCATGCTTAATAAATCAAGAGAAGATATTATAAAAGAAGATTTATTTAATGAAAATATTACTGATGATAGTAGATTATTAAGATGTATAAATGAAACAGATATAATTTCACAAGACGATTTTAATAATAAAACATATCCTTTAGCTAAATTACAATTAATGACTAAATTAAAAATTAAAGATAATAATGGTAAGATATTGAGGACAGACTGTTATTATACACCTAATCTTTATAATTATTTAATAAATAAAGCAAATAATAAAGAACCATTTACCGACCCTTATAATGGCAAGTATATTTTAACAGATAATGATGTAAATAATGTCATGAAAATTATGAAAATAATTGATCCTAAATTAGAAAAACCTAGATATATTAAAAACTCAAATGACAAACAATTTATGATAAATGCTTATGTTAATGAATATAATTTATATAATGTATATATTTATAGATTATTTGGTAATACTAAGTTTAAAATATTAACACTTTTTGTATTTCCATCTAATATTGAAGTAATGGATACTGGATCCGCTGACATAACAAGTTCTACTCTTCTTTTAAAAATTATAGAATTATTTAATAATGGTAAATTAATGGAAACATATTTACCACCATATCAAATAGATGATTATTATTTATTACCAGATATAAATTATAATGCTTATAATGATGTTAATAAATGGATTACTATGAGACGTAAAAAGAAAATAGATCTATTTAAAAGAATGGTTGCAGAAATTAATGCTATATAAGTTTTATAAAAGAGTACATAATTTATTTTATTTGCAAAATATATTAAACTATTCTTAAAATTTATAAAAATAAAATTATGTACTTTTTTAATTCATAGGGTATAAAGATTCAAAATTCTTAATAGTATTCTTGGTTTCTTTAGTCATTAAAAGAAATTTTTTAGGATGTATCTGTTCTAACATATAACATTTTAGTTGGATTGGCAAACATTTTAGTTGGATTGGCAAACATTTTAGTTGGATTGGCAAACATTTTCTCATTTTCATGCCACAAAAAATAAAAAATATGATAACATAATTATAAAAAGTATTAAATAAATACGATCACAATTTTATAACGTCACCGTGCATTACCATAATAGTAATATAATATGTCAATTAAAATATAAAATTCTTACCGTTTTTTTATAAAAAAAAGAGCAAATGAGCTCCTCTTTTTTAATTTTTTTATTTCTGGAAAACTATTCTTAAAAATAATTCCTGTTTTATCTTAAAAAAAATAATATAAATATAAACCAACATTTAAGTATATAAAATGAAGAAAGAATTACTAGATAAGTTTTGGAATATATATGAAGAAGAAGGTACTGTAAAAGCACTTACATGGCTAGAAAGTCTCAAATATTATGAAGATTATTGTTCAAATACTGATAATACTATTGATAATATGATAGCTTCTATAAAAAATATTAATTTAAATTAAAATTTATAAAAATAAGTTTAAACGTTTTTAGTTTCATTCCATTTTACAGCAATGAGACTCATAATTTCTTTATTTGATTTATCAGGATGCGCTTCTTTAAATCCTGCCATTTCATTTTGAATAAAAATATTATATTTGCTAAGAGCTCTTTTTTCTCCTTCTTCTTTTACTTTAGAAGATTTATATGATTCTGATAACATCTTTTTAAGATCATCAAGAGAATATTTTTGTGTAATATCAACATTGCTAACAAATTTTTCTAAAATCTTCTGTGTTTTAATATTAACTTTTCCAGTTTTTTCTTCTGGATTAACTGAGATATCTTCCATTTTTAATAATCTAACTAATCAATACCTTATATACTTTTAAATTATATTACATATTATTTAGTTTATATTCTAACATCTCTATTCTTTTATTAGTATTTTCTAATGTTTCAATACGTTTATTTAAATGTTGTATATGTTTGATCATATATGGTATTAAACCAGTATAATTAACAGTCTTCCATGTATTGCCGTCCAACATTATATTATCAAAAACTAAACCAGGTATATGCATTTCAACTTCTTGTGCTATTAAACCTACATCTTCATCTCCTATTTTTTGTTGATTATAATAATTTGAAGACCAGTTAAATGATACGGGGCGTAAATTCATTAAATCATTATTATATTCTAAATCAGTAACATTTGTTTTTACATTGGCGTCAGAAAGTTGTGAAAAAGCAGATGCTATAATATCATTTTTAACATATAAATTACAAGTTCTTCTATCATATGCTAAACCAATATCATTTGTACTATTATTAACCTGAAGTCTATAATTTGAGGTAGATTCAGATTGATTAGCATTAGTTCCAATTATAGTATTGTTTTCATAATAAATACCATTAGAACCATCTGTCCATTGAGATATTTTCACATTTGCTATTTGATTATTAACAAATGATATACTAGCAGCATCGTCTGCTAGATTATATTTAACATAATCATTTACATAACTTTCGGTGGCAACTAAATCAGATTGAATAACATCAGTTGTTATATTAGTCCATTTAATAATAATAATACCATCACCGCCTGATCCTCCTATTTCACCAGCAGCGCCACCTCCTCCTCCTGAACCAATCTGTGTAGCATTTGATGAAGGATAAGAATTGTCAAATACGGCAGCATTTCCAAAAGATGTTTTAGTAGCACCTTCCCCTCCTATACAATATTTATAGTTATCATTAATATCAACTATATTTGGAACAGCATCTACCAAATTTATTAAAGGTGATATTACAATTTTTTCAGAAGAAAGAGTATTTGATCCTGCTATACCACCATATGGTATATTATTTATAGCATTACCACCAGCACTTGTTAAACCACCTCCGCCTCCGCCAGAATTGATATCATATAAAAACGTACGTTTAAATCTCACTATAACAATCCCATCTCCTCCTTCTCCTCCTAATAATGAACCTCCTCCGCCACCACTTCCTGTATTTGTAACACCATTTTCACCATTTTGTGATATTATATTAGTACCATTACCGCCAATAGAATTGCCTCCAGTAACAGATATAGTATCTAATAAAGTGCTACCACCTCCACCACCACCATAATATTCACTTCCATAACCAGAAGCAACTAATATTGGTATATCTTTAGTTCCATTTCCACCATTTAACGATGTAGATGAGTTAGATGGTATATCTCCAATTGATAATAATCCATCTCCTCCGCCAGCATAAATATTAAGAAAGGGTATTTTAAATCTTAATATAACTATACCACCAATACCTGTTCCACCTGTTCCTCCTAATCCAGCTGTTCCACCTGAACCATATGACGATTTAACAACACCTATATTAGTAGATGTTGAACCGTCGCCTCCTTCACAATATGTTTTATTGATACCTGTTATATAAAAGTATTTACCATCGCCACCTTTAATAGAAGAATCTCCTTTAGAACCTATACCGCCTCCTCCGCCTGGTGTTTGTATATTACCTATACCACCATCTAAAGTAACATAATTTGTAATAGTTCCATTGAAAAACGTAGAATATATATTATCTGAACCACCACCACCAGTAATATTATTGCCAGCTAAACCACCGGACGCTGTTATTTCATTAGCACCATTTATTATAGATGTATTAATTCCTGCTGTATTATAACCTCCTCCAGCACCAATAATTATATCTAATGGTGTATTTGCTGGTATATTAACATTTTTAGCATATATTGCACCTCCTGCACCACCTCCAGCACCTGAATCTGAACTACCACCACCGCCGCCTATAACAAGAATATCACATTGAGTTTCTTTAGTAAATTCTATAGATTTAGAATTAACAGGATTAATATCACTAAAAGAATAATAACAATAACCTGTATCAGCTATCGCAATAGGATATTCATTTTGCTGATCAGCATTTTGAACTGTTACAAAATTTTGCGGCACATACATAGATTTTTGTTCAACACCATAAATCCTTAATTTATTAAATTGTAGTTTTGTATTACTTTCTAAAATTCCCACTAATCTATTTACACATAATGCAAAATAATTATACACATTATTTGTGATAATATCTTTTGTATGAATATTCGCTATATATGAAGCACTAGTGTTTACATCAATTACATCCCATGATATATTATCTACTGAACCATATAATTCATAATTTGATGGAGCATTATTTATATTATCACTGTTTTGAGTAATTTCAATAGATGATAAAAATATTTTATAAGGTAGTTTAATCTTAACCCAGTCACCATAATAACCTTCTCTAATATAACTTAAATTACTATTATTTATAGTATAAACACCATTAACATAATTATTTTCACCAAAAATACCACCTGATATAGTACTATCATTAAATAATTCTAAAGGAGTAGCTATATCTATATTACTCTGACTACTCCAATAAATTTCATAATTACCATTACCGTAATTAAATCCATTTATAGTAATTGATGATTTTGTTAAAGAATTAATAGATGTTATAGGATATTTATTATTTACAGTGCTAATAACAGTATTATTTTTATTATATAATATCTTATTATTATTGGTTGATTGTGCTATTAAATTACTTTGAATATTCTGAGAATAATTACCAAGAGAATTATTTATTAATGGATTAGTAACATTTTTATTAGCTTTCCATCTTACTACAACTAAACCATCTCCTCCATCACCAGAATGAGATGAAAAACTACCACCTCCACCTGATCCAATACCACCATTTATTAAAGATCTTATTTCTATTTCATTACTATTTATATATGAACCAGAACCATCTTTGGTATCATTTGTAATACTTCCTATTCCTCCTAAACTATATGATGATATATCAGTAGATAATCCACCTATAGCACCTTTTCCATCATAATTTATATATGATGCTCCTCCGCCACCTGCACCAAATCTCTCATTAGTACCCATAATATCTATTACGGTACCATCTCCTCCTTTAGGAGCATATGAATTATCATATTGTAATGGAGAATTATTATAAAGTGAATATACTTCATTTATATTTAATGCTTTATTATACATTCTGAAATCATCATATAATGAACCACCTGATATATATAAATCTGGTATTTCAGAAGATCCTATAAATAAACCATTATTTATACCGGGTGTATATATAAATCCTTGTGATGAATCTATTAGTATACCATTTACATATAAACTAATAATTTGAGATGATGATGATATATATGTCAATGACATTGTAATATGATTCCATGTTCCATCATTTAATGCTATTGTGTTTGTATTTGTAGTTATTACATCTGGTGTTGATTTATATACATCATAATGTATATTTGTAGATGATTGTGTATTATCTATATATATTCTATATCCAGTTGATCCTGATTTACTACATAATATTGTTTGTTCACTTACTATTGATGGTGTGCTAAGATTAAACCAAAATGCTATTGTAAATGAATTAATAGGATTATAATAATAATCATAAGGATTTAAACATTTTATAGCTGAACTTCCAGAAGAATTTATTAAAAGAGATCCAGTGCCTATCTTGGGTGTACCATCAGTAGTAGGATAATTACCACCTATATAGGTTGGAATACAACCGTTTCCAGAACTATCATTTAGATCACCATCAAATTTATACCATGTCACTAAATCGTATTCTAATGATTTATTAATATTAGCTAATACTGTAATTTCAGCAAGTGTTAATACGCAATTATATATACGTAAATCATCTAAATAACCATTTAATAAACCGGGTGTTATTTCTGGTTCGTTAGATACAATACTGTTACCAATTGTAAAATATCTAATATCTGTAGATAAAGTATTTGTAAATACTTTTGTATTTAGTAATAAACCATTGCGATATATGGAAACTATATTATTACTAGCATTATATGTAAATGTAAGATGCGACCATGTTCCATTATCATCAAAAGCATTTGTAACTAGTTTGTTTTCAGATTCAAGACTATTAAAATCTATGTTAATTTTATTTAAATCATCAATATAAATAGTTAATTTTGAACCTAATATTGTTTCTGTTCCAAATGATATTATGTTATTTAAACCTACATTATTTTTGTTAATCCAGAATGATATAGTAAAATCAGTATTATTAAGATCAATAGTAGAATTAATTAAAAAGCCATCTGTAAAATAACATGAATTGCGACCAACATAGTAAATAGTATTACTAATTTCTGGATTAATTGTTCCAGCTTTTTGTAATATGTTATTATTACCAGAACTATCATTGAAATTACCATCAAATTTATACCATGCTAGTAAATTAGCTTTGTTATAATAGAATGATGTTGTCGCGCTGTTACCTAAATCATCTTTAATGGAATTATTAATAAGCTGATATCCGCTTGATATAGAAATAACATTATTTTTATTTACACCACTACCACTTCCTCCAATGTAACCTTGTATAACAGGATAAGCACTATATAATTCTAAAATCTCTGTTTCTGTAAGTGCACGATTATATAATCTGAAATCACTTATAAAATTATTAGCAGGTAGCTTATTATTACCATCTGTTGATGAACCAATAGTTAAAGTTTCTGATTTAGCAGAATATAATATTTCAAAAACTTGTGATAATAAATATAATGAACTTATTAATACACCATTTATATAAATATTTGATAATTTAATAGCAGAATTATACACCACTGTAATTAGTCTCCATGTATCTGTAGTTATTTTATAAGATGTTTTATGAGATATGTATTTTGAAGTAAATGGATAATAAACTGATAATAATGAATCACTTTCTATAAATAGATACCATCCTTCATAATCAATAGTTGCAGTATAAGGTTTATTAGCGGTTGAAGCAATAATAGCAGATGATGTTGTAGATTTTGTAAAGTGCCATAATGATATTGTAAATACTTCTGGATGTAAAACATTTGCTGCAATTCCTGATTTACTATAATAATTTGTTGAAGTAAATTCTACAGATTGTTTAAATGGTTTATAATATTTATTATTATAAATTTCACTTCCTGTAACAATTAAATTATTATTACCTAAACTATCTTTGGAATTTCCATCAAATTTGTACCATACAACCATATTACTACTATCATTAAATATACTAGCTGTAGATTTATTATAAGCAATGCGACTATTTTCTGATACTAAATTATTAGTGG